CCATTTATCTAATTCTACTTTATCTATATTATCTCTATTTTCATATAGTTTATTCAATTTGGCAAGATCAGGTTCGGATAATGGAGATTTGCCATAAGGAAAATCTCCAGATTCAAATTTTCCTATGGGAGCTTCTATTACTGCTTTCTCTCCATATTTTTTGATAAGTTCAGTTTCGTAATTATCAATTGCTATTTGCGCCTCTTCTGATGTTTTAGGAATCTTCCCCCCGGCTTTAGCAATCTCTGTCTGGGCAAGTCTGATGCTATCAATTCTATCCTGTGGTAATGTTTTTTCTCTAAGGTATCTATCGAGTTCAGTTTCCGTCGTAGATATTAATCGTTCAAGTCTGTCCGTCTCTCGTGTTGATTTCGCGGCAGCCTTTTCCTTTGTTAAACTAGCCAGCCTATTGATAAGTTCTGCTTTATATTCAACTAATTGGCTTTTTATCGCCTTCTTGACTTTTTCACTGTCTTCCGTTTTTCTGGTCTTTTCCTCTTCCTTCTTGGGAACAAGGTCAGGATACTCCTTCAGGATGGATTCAGGAACAAGTTTGCCTTCTTTAAGGGCTTGCTCAATAATACCTTTATGATTATATTTCCGTTCTCCAGCGTCTATTTCATCTGTTTCGTTTTTGATGTATTTAGCGTAAGTTTTTAAATTATCCGCTACCCTGTTAATCCTTTCTTTGCTACCAATTATCAATGTCCTGGGAGTCGCACTCACGCCATTGGAAAGTCTATATTCATTCCCTTTTTTCGATAGTATCAATCCATACTTGCGATATTCAGCACGCAAATCATCAAAATCTCCTATGTGTTCTTTAGGAGCATCTTCAGATTCTTTCTCAATTACATCAGCTAGTTTCGCTGGTGTGCTAGGTGCATATTCCTCCTTCGTCATCTTCCACGGTTCTTTGACTTTTTCACTGTCTTCCGTCTTCCCGGTTTTCCTCTCGGACTTCCGGGTTGTCTCAGATGGTATAAGGTCATGATATTTTTTCAGAACTTCGGCCATTCCGTTCTTATGTATTTCTTCTAACTTTTCTTGTGTGTTTCCCTTTAATATATTTGCTTTGCGATTAACGAGGTCGCCGCTCTCTATGACACTATTTATTTCTTCTACCCTGGAATCGTATTCGGCTGGCGGAAATGACGGGTCTTGTTTATTTTGTTCATCCGCCTTGCGCGATAGGTTATCTCTTAAATTAACTAATTGCTTGCGTCTTTCTTGCCACGATTCCTTTTTATCAATGGCCTCAACCTTCCGTTCAGGCGTGGGGATATTTTCTTCAGGAGCGACAGGTATTTTATTTTCAACTCCGGTTTCTTCCGCTGTTAATGGCGCAAACTGTCCAACATTCAATTCTCTTGCTATTCCCTGCAATCCAGTTGAAAAACTTTCAGGAAAAGATTCTGTTGGAGTAGGAAGAGGAGTAGAAATTTCTTCACCATAATCAATCTCGGAAGGATGAAGTCTTGATGGAGTTTCAGAAACAGCGGTTGGCGTAATATTTTCAACTAATTTCCCATTATCCCATCCGCCAATCGCACTCAATTCACCAGGCAATGTTTCATCCGCTATTTTTTTAATCGTTTGGTTAATCGGATCCAACTCATTCTTCATCTTCTGCATGGTTGAACCGGCAATATTGGCTCCAGTAGATTGAGCAAACCCGGCCAGCATACCCATAGCGCCAGCTTCAAACACGCCATCGTCAATAGGTTTATTAAGAGCAAGGTTCTGGGCAATTTGTTCCTGCATAGATTGAGGAAGCTCTTCCAAGACACCTTCTTGAAAAGCGCCCTTTAATACCTTCTTAAAAATATTCTTTTCAGCATCTCCGACCATTCCATTCCGCCCAGCAGTATATAACATATCAACATCATCAATCTTTAACCACTTGGCCAGTCTCGCTCCGGTCACGCCAAGAATTCCAGTTAAAATTCCCGATACTGTATTAATACCAACCTGAGATGGGGTTAATGTTCCTTCTTCCGTCTGCTGTCTTGTTTGTTCAGTATTCTGCCCGGCAGTAATCACGCCTTCAGCAATGCCGCCAACTTTGGCAATACGAGGTAGATTTTTGATTCCTGCTTCCACAAGAGGTTTGCCGATTAATTTTGAAACTACGCCGGCTGCCCTCAGGCCTGTAAACATAGACGGGATAGACTCCGCGACAGTTTGAACAATTGATGATGGATTCTGAATAGCCGTGGCGATGGTCGGCAAGAAACCCTTGGCCTCAGCTACTTTCTGTTGAGCCTCTCTGGTTTCGGGAGTCAGTAAATTATCAAACATTTCGTTGGCTGATTTAAAATCACCAAGTCCTAATCCGCGGGAAACCGTTTCAGCAACCTTACCGGCATATCCCATAGTAGGGATATCCAAAAGGCCGACTACTGTTTCCGGAATACCGACCGCCGTATCTTTGACCAATCCGACCAGAGGATCGGCCAAACGACGAATCGGATTACTGGAAGGCTTTTCAGGAGACACAACTTCTGTATCATTTAATCCATTCCAGAAATCTCCGGAACGGCTCATCCCATATCCACTTTCCTGTTTATCAAAATCATCCCAAAAATCAGCCATAGTTATTTCCCTAAAATTTCGTCAATTGCCTTCGGATCAAATCCATTGTTAATGAGGTATTGTCTTATCTTCGGCCTCTGTGAAGGGTTCCTTATTGCTTTCGCTCTTGCCTCTGCCAAAATATCCGCATCGGTTTTTGGTTCAGGTGCGGGGATTCCATGAAGTTTGTTGTACTGCTCCATTCCATATCCTGTATCATAGACAGTTTTGGTTTGTCCAAGTTCGTCTGTTATTGTGTGTACTGACAACGATCTTATTTCATCAGCACGTTGTTTGGATTCCTTATTACTCAACCCAATATTCCTTGTCTCTGCGCCAACCTTACCAACATTGGCTTGGTGCAATCTGGCAGATGCTCTAGCTTCTTCAGATCGTGCTTCATGAAATCCTATCCCTGATTTTAATACATCTCCGGCATAAGGGACTTCTCCTTCTCTGTAAGCTGCTTCTGGAATTTCTTTCATGGGGTTGGAAGCTGACGAGAGAGCCGCTGCATATTTAGATGCGTCTTCTGCGGACAAATCTCCCTTAGATAAATATGATGAAACATCACGCATGGCTTTTGTGACAATTGCATCTCTGTTCTGAATTTGGGCTTCCTGAAGTGATTTGGGAGGAGTTTTTTCAAATTCGGGTTGCTCCCAACTGGCTAACCCACCCCTTATTCCTTGCACAAAATTTACAGGTGGAGTATTCACAGGAGAAATAGTCAAACCTTTGGAAGAGCCTTTCTTAGCAGAAGAAATGTTTTTACCAATCTCTCCATTGTCCTTGGTTGGCGCTCCGGGTTGTTTAGTTCCTTCCACTGCATAACCTTGGGGGTTGGTTGAGTATCGGGTTGAACCGGTGAATGTTTGAGTGCCTGGAGGCGGAGCAGTATTATTCGGGGCAGGAGCAGGCAGAAGTCCAAATCTCGGTTTCCCCTCCTTTATATTTTTAATTTGTTCTGAAACTGGCACAACACCCGCAGGAGTCCCAAGTTTGGAATTCAATAAATCCATTATCGAAATACCCATAGCACTTTTGTCGTCTAATGTTGCCATGATAACCTCCAATTATTTCTTAGTTAACGTAAACTTGCTTGTCACGTAATCAAAATTAAATGCTTCGTCCGGTTGTTTGACTATCCCCTGTTTCGCGGCCTCGGTTTCCACATCCTTCCAGAGTTGCAGAACGTCCAGATGGGACTTTACTATTTCCTTCACTAGACCGTTAATAATTGTTTTTATCGCCTCTTCCAAATAAAGTGTGTTGTGTGCGCGTACTACCAATTCCTCTGATACATTAATTACCCTCATTGTTATTCCCTCCTATTCATTTAAATTATGGTTTATGCTTTCTGATATACTTTCACTTCCACTGCTTATCATACTGTAAGTGCTTCCATTAGAAACACTATTGGAATCACTTCCACTCCAACCAATTGAAGCACTGGCATTGACTGCTGACATTGCTCCTGCTGCCAATCTGCTTGCCACATCTGCCACCGACCTCGCTATATCATTTGTTATGTTTAATTGTACTTCCAATTGTTTAATTTGTAAATCTATTTCCTTGACTAAAATATTACTTCTGGCCACATTGTAATTTGTCTGTGCTTCATAAAGGGCAACATCCACTCCAGCAATTGCTCCAAGAGCTTTAGCGTTGGCTTCGTATGCCTGAGCCTCTGCTTTATAGAGGTCAACATCAGCAAGGTTCTTTCTGACCTGTGCTTCGAAGATTTTAATGCCGGCTTCCATGATGGCAGTGGCTGCGTCTATTTTGTTTTTGTTGGAGGCCGCATTAAATCCCATCAACACTTGTTCAAGCGAGGTTGCCTTTTCAATGGTGAAGTGGATGTTTTCAATCCCCAGCCTTTCACTATCTTCAGCTATTTTACGAGACTTGTCGGACTTCGCGTTCTGGTATTCTATATTAGCCCACGAGGTCATAGCTGTAAGAACACCATCCGGCATAGAGAAACCGGACTCTGACCAACGGGTAGAGATACGGTCAATTTCATCGGAAAGCTGGCGGATGTCCCGTTCTTCTTCTCGGTCGTAGATTTCATTTTCCACAGCAGAGGATAAACCGATCCCACCAGCATTGAGGTCACTAAGTAACTTTGCTTTAAGCGCGGTAAGGAGAGAAGACACATACGGGTCTTCTGTATAGGTAAAGTTAATGGCCGGATCAGCAATACTGTCTAGCGTTGGTTTAACGGGGAGAGAACCGAGGTCATAAGTATTGATTGCCGGAAGGCTTACATCCGTCCATCCGGTAGAAGTATCAATAGGAGTAAATGTTGCAAACTGCCCCATGGTATTCAGAAGAGCCATGGCCTTGTCATAAGTTTCATCAGCATGAAGCATGACAGTATCTATATAAGTGGCAGTTTGGGTGGCCGCCTTTTCCGTGTTCGGGATAGACGGGGTGTTGGTTATAAACATTCTTGGGGTAAACATAATTTCCTCCTAATAAGTAATGCTATTCTTGCTCCCTGGTATCGTTTTAAGAGCTGCTCTCATTGAACCGGCAGACCAATATTCATGTCCATATTTAACGGCTCTTTCATCTGTTGTACTTCCATGAAAATCGTGATATTTCCCTATATCATAAGTGGTAGAATCAGGATATTTTTCCTTCCCAAAAGCAAAAATTGGACTTATATGGCGAACTCCATCATAAATATATTCATAAGTATAAGTTTCATCCCATTCATTCCATATCGAATAGCTATACAATACCTTATCGCCATACTTGTAAATGTTTGGAACATGGAGCACCAAATGCTTTGTTTCATTATAATCAACGCTGTCAGGTAATCTTAATAATTCAATTGCCACATGACCTTCGATACTATTCCCATAATGAAGAGTGTAAACTCTTTCACAATGAAAAGTTGCTGTTCTGGCCTCTTCATATGTAAGAGGTCCCCGTGTCCAATTTTCTTCTCGTAATATAAAAATGTATGTGGAGCCTTCAATATAATTCGCATTGCCGGTAACAAGAGCAAGCCGACACATCGGATAATAATCAATTGGAATTAACCCTTGGATTACATAGTTCAGTGAATAAACAGCCGTTTTTTCAGTGTCACGATACCAAGACCATGTTTTACCACCCCAAGGAATATTCCCCAAGTCTGTAACGAAATTTAATGTAAAATATTCATTATATATATAATGATATAGACTAGGATACAATCCTTCATTATCTTCATAAAGGTCATAAACAATTTCACTTGTTAAATTTAATCCATAGCTATAAGTGCTGATAAGTTCCAATTCTTCAAGTTTATAATCCTGTTCTTTGTATTTAATAGTTGTGTGGTATCCTTCTGCATCGAATAAGGCGACCTCATCTTCTTTGATAAAAAGTCTACTGGCGGAATCGGTTTCAATATTGTCCCAAACATAAAATCCATCTGTTTTACTTGCATTATCATCAATCAGCAAAACAAGGAGTACAAGAATAACCACTTCCAGTTCTTCTTCTTTTTTCTTCTTCTCTTTTTCAACAACTTCAAACGGCATAAATATCTTTACATTATCCACGTCACCTGATTTATCCAGTTTAAATACTATCCCATCATTGGTTCTCTGCGTCCAGACATCACCCACCATTCCCGCTTCTCTCATTAAATCAAAACGGGCTAATAACTGCTTTCCCATGGCAATTAGTTTACCGGCAACTTCTCCGGGCAACTGTTCCGTATTAATAAAAAAGCGGGTTGGTTTATCCATTACACCACTCCCCTTGCTTTCTTCGGTGAAAGGCTGATTGTCATTTCCATCCCGGATAAAGTAAAATCAGCACCGGACTGGTTCTGGAATTTAATGCTAATGTGTTTTTTGGGATTAGGCCTACCAACTTCGACTTTGACCGCATCGTTATTATCATCGGTCCCGATTAAGTCGTAATCATATGTCTCATCACTGTCACCATCCATGATAACAGAGATAAGGCCATCTTCTTTGGATTTCCAAGATACCCAGAGGTCGGTGATTCTCTTGGACTGAAGGGTATCGTGATCGTCTTGACCGGTTTCCAGAACGGAGTCTATGCTTGTTCCGGCGAAGGTATCACCACTAATAGAATAGATCCCTGCACTATTATTAATTACAAGATATTTATCCCCAAACTTGACCAATTCATCAAATTCCCAATCATACTCACTTACTTCCCAGTTGTCGGTGTTGAGCACTATACACTTACGGGAGGTAGCAATAACCCCTGTGGAAATATCGATAATCGGAACTGGCGCGGTAATGGCAACCATAGCAGTAGCGGTTATCAAACAGGTCATGGATATAGCAGGATCAGGTGCGGTTAATTCTATATCCACATAAGACCCATCGTTGGAGGAGAACGATAAGGTTGCAGAAGGCGACCTGATATTTAATATCCCTGTCGTGTAAGTGGATATTATCGTGATAACTGGCTCGGGTACTTCAATCTCCAACTCATTCCATTGGACAGAACCGGTTATTTCGATGGTCGGGGATGGCGCACCGATAAGCATGGCACCGCCGGCTGTCATTATGTAAAGTGTCGGAACAGGCGCAACCATGTCAATAATAGTAGACTCAGAATGTCCCGTTATTGTTATGGTTGGTACAGGACCTGTTATTCCCACAACCTGACCTTCAAAATCAAGCGTGGGAACCGGTGCGATTATTTCCAATACAAATGCCATGTTTTATCCTTACGCAGACGGCAATGTTAACGAGAACGTATCAATTGTATGGGTCTGCCCAGAAGTCAACGTGGTCGAAGTCATGGGATAATCACCACTGGAAATTCCACATGCCCCCTGAATACGGATGGCCGTTGTCGATGCCGTGCCAGTATCATTGACTGAACTGAGAATACGGAAGTATCCAGCAACCCCAGAGGCTACGTTGACACCAGACCACACACCGGTTTTGGACATGATGCCAGCCGTTGTTGCGCCATAGGTGAGACCACCTGAACCGCATACACCAGCTGCTGCTGTACCCAAACCCTGGGTGCTGGCAAAGGTCAAAGTAGTTCCTGTTGCCGAAATTTCATACCCGTTCCCTGACGTACCTGTTCCCGGAAGCGCTGTGATGGTAATTACCGCGGCGGCAGATGTAGCAGTGTATTTTACTCCACCTGGCGGTATGTACCGGTTAATCTGATCGGCAATCAATGTGGCCGTTGTGGTTAAATCAGTCGTAAAAGTAACGGCAGCGCCAAGGATTTCCTGACCGTTGACTGTTATGCTGTCACATGTACCGGACGAACCGCTGATCGTGATAGTTCCGGCCGGCAATACTTCTTTGGTTACGGAAGCGCTCGCAAGACTCACCGTGCATAAAAGCGTTCCTGTTACGGCAGCATCAGCGGTTGAAGGTGCGGAACCTGTTCTCAGTTCTATAATTCCACCATTCAGCGCGCGCTGATACGAACCCCTATTGTTTGCAAAATTCCTAATTCCTGTACTCCACGAAAGTGCCATTTTCATTCCTCCATTATTTAATAATTGTTAAATATTGATTAAGGTTTCCATTCTTCCTAATCATGCTGGTACCTATTCTTCCTGAAGGAACTGAATAAATATCGCTATGAATGGTTTCAAAGGAACCACCATCACCGCCAAAACAAAACGTATTTCCCGATACCCAGACAATTGCCTGCTCAAATTTCTTCCCACTGGGAGAAGTTACATCATATATTTTTTGGGCAGTTCCGGCAACGGCTGGACTATCGTATAATTTTTTAAGCTTAAACAATGGTGTTGCGACTACCTTTTCCAGAGAACCTTTCCTTTCCATGAAGTAAACATAATTAGCATCAGAAACATATATTCCATCCGAGACAGGTATGAACATTGTTATGTTAGAATCAAACAGTTTAAACCCCCAACGTTGGTCGTAAATTCTCGGATTGAGAACATCGGAAATATAAACCGCGTTTCCCTTAACAACGTAAAGACTGCCTTGGAAATAAGCTAACATATTCCCTGCCGGCATTACAGATTTAAACTCTCTGGTAGTGGCTGGGAATAAAGAAGTAACTTCATCCTTTAGTTGGCCAATGATAGTGTTGTTGGTGAAAACTACATATCCATCACGCAAGGTTTCATAAACCATCTCATCGTTGCCGACTAAAGGCATGAGAATAGTCGTTGAAAAATCTTCCCATATCCTGACTAAATCACCACTGTGCAATCCGAGACAGACTTTGTTGTTAGACCACACACTCGTATAGGAACCGGAAAGTGAAAGAGCATATCCATCACATCTTGTTATCCGGTTGTCCTTATGGATATCAACATTGGTAGCCGTAGGAAACCGTACCAGGGTAACTTTACGAAACCCTGAAGTTTGGCGCTGGATAACCTTGGTAGTATCGTTTTTGTTATCTATGCCAAGCAAAGTGTCATATTTACTTGTTTTAAATGAAGGCTTCATTTTTTTCCTAGTCCATAACCCTTAGTTGGTTTCCATCCGTGGTCAATTGCATTGAGCAATCGCTCCTGTGCTTTCGCCTTTTCTACAGTTGTCTCTTTTGCGTGAATTCCGCTTGGTGTTGACACTCTTGCTTTTCCGCTTGGAAGCTTTGTTAATTTTACCGGCATCTTTATCACCTCTAAGCTTTTCTATCATGTTGATTACCATGTCTTCGGTTATATCTCTTGTGCAGATATATTTTTTATCATCTGGCTGTCGTGGGCACCAATGCCAATCTCTACTTATAGGCAACTCCTTATCATTGAAACACCCGACACCACACACTTCATTGTTGATAGCTATCCGGTAGGGGTTGGGGAAATCATTCCATTCTTCGGACACGCCGGTAATCATTATGGCTGGCTTACCCAGAGCATGAGCAATCCAAATGGGTCCGTGATTAAGGCCGATGTAGAATTCACAGTTCTGGATATCCGCTATGGTTGCCTGGATGGATTGGCCATTGTGCTTGGTTACATTGTTGAGTTGAGATGGTTCGGCAGAGATAGACACACATTCATAACCGATAGACACCAAATAATCGATTACCTTTTGCCATGCGCCGGGGCGATTCCACATTTTGTTCTGCATAGTAGAGTATTCAGAGAAACAGATATAAGGTTTTTTAACTGGGACATGAGATAATGTGCTTTCTTTTAACTTCGCCTGAATCGGCTTATACTCCAATCCCAATATATCTGCGGCCACCTTTTGCAACGGGACATCTCTCCAGTTAATAGGATTTTTGTCTAATTGATCGTCAAAACACCCGACTGCATATCCAGCATAGATGTTCTTGACTTCCGAGCCTGGTTTAATAAACTCTATTTCCGGATAGTCGAATATCTCTAACCACCAGCCGGAACAGATTACATGGCAGTTGTGTTTTTTACGGAACTCTTCCACGTAGGGCATCCATGCAATTGTATCGCCAAGAGCCTTGGAACCCATCTGGATAAGGACATTTTTACCCTCTAAATTCATCTCATGGCGGTATTTTTCTTCACCATTTATGGATGCGATTACAGTCCATGGGAGATAGAATTTAGGTTCCGGCTTGCTCCACATTCCGACTTTTTGCTTGAGGCCATAAATGTTTTTCTCGGGAACACTGAAAGACACATCATATTCTCTGTTGGAAATTCCCACGATGTTCAACAAAGCGCCATCAAAGAAACTTACCATGAACACATCATCATCCCAGAGGTCACGGTCAACCTGATCGAACCGATTATCAACTTCAAATTCGATAAGGTTAAGAGAAGTTAATTCAAAAGCTTCAAGGAACTTCTTGTATAGCCATGTTTCAAGAATGTACTCGGTATCAATATTGACCATGCCGGCAGTGTATTCCGACCATGAGGATATCTTGGGAACGGCAGCAAAGAGGAAATCTGCTTTCCCACTCCAGATATCGGTACGGAGTCCACGGTTTTCATAGTTTATGCCGGTGAAAGGTTTGGTTGAGGACAAGGCTATCTGAATGAATTTATCAATATCGGCTTCACAATCGAATTCAAGATAGTTGATCCGGTCGAATTTCCCATGACAGAAATCAACTGCATTTCTGATGGCATTGAGACAGGCAACTCCATGGTAAGGGATGTTGCAACGCTTGACTTCCATCTGGCCAGATTGATTGGTACGGCAATAGGTGGCTCTCCAATCGTCAGAGAGGACGTTGTTCTTCTCGTAGATAACATAATCCACCATTTCCATGATAGGCGGAGGTAGGGCATAATGAGTCGATATTATTACCGGCCAACCAAAAGATTTGACTTGGGTAATGGTTTCGATAAGGGTATCCATTTTCTCTTGGGAATTAGGCCAGCAACCTATTACGAAACAGGAAGATTCTTTTTCCATTGAGGTTATTTTGTAACCATGTTTGAGCGCATAAGCACGGACATCGGATTCAGGATTACAAATAGTGGCAGTATTTGTCACAGTATTTGTCGTAACATTTGTCACCGTTCCAACTTCTTTATGTAGTTGTTCTAAATGAGTTATTGCCTTTTTAGCCGCAGCGTCCCATGAAAATTTGTCACGGATTTTGTCAGAAGTTTTTAATGCTTTTGCTTTATGTGTTTCATAATTATTATAGGCATCCTTCATTACTTCTACTAAATGGATGTAGTCTGGCTCTCCCCAAAATCCCGGCACCGTCCAATTTCCATATATACCTTCTGGTTTTCTTAATTCAGGAACATTAACCAAAAGGGCATCCTCTCCATATTCCGTTGACCCACCATAATTGGAAAGTATCGTGGGGATTCCGCAAGCCATAGATTCTATTCCAGGAAGATAAAATCCTTCTGAACGTGAACAACTCACAAATACATGAGATGTTTGAAGCCGTTTAATGTAATCCTGTCTTTCCTCGAAATGAACAATGATAAATCTTGAATCAGTAAATCCGTAAGCAACCATTCTTTCTTCTGTTGAATTATATTGATCTGATGGAAATAAAGTATCAACAGATAAATATAATCTTACATTTGGGTATTCTTTTCCCGGAAATGCCTTCAGAAAACATTCGCAAATTTCTTTTGTAGACTTCCGATGCTGAAACTGGCCAACATGGATAAAATTAAATGTCTCTGGTTCTTTTGTCCATTCAACCGGATGATAAATGTCTGGGTCAACACCCTCCGGCACTACATGAATAAATTCTTCTGGAACTCCTTGAGTTATACTCCAAGCCTTTTGCGCTTCACTAGCAACCCACAGTTGGGAATAGTTTTTAAGTTTATGAATAAATTCATCCGGCTGGAGAGAACTTTCCCACACATTATAGAGTATAGATGGTTGAGGCGGAAATTCATTTATCTGAGAAGCGGTAACTGTATCAAGAAGAGATATATATACTTCCCCTGATTCAGTTCCATCTTTTTTTTCTTCGTGCAGTTTATTTAAGGCACTAAAGAACCGCGATCCATGAATTCCATAACCAGTGCGTTCATTAAATGTTGCGTTTATTCGGAGGTTCTTAAACATTGGCCACCTCCAAATGTTTCCAATATCGGTCATGCTGGATATTAAAAATATGGTTTCTGCTGACGCAAAATTCTTTACTTAATTTGGTAATACTTTTTATTCCTCTGAACGACCTTATTTTCACAATATCATCACTGGTAAGTTTATGGTTACTTGACTTTTCTCCCACCGCCGGCACATTAAGACCAGTGCGAAATGCGTGTAATCCATTTTCTGACCTTGTTACCCATTCCAAATTGTCAGAATTATTGTTCAACTTGTCCCCATCCTTATGGTTTATTTCTTTTTTATCCAATGGATTTGCTATAAAATTTTCACATACTAATCTATGGACATATACCCATCTTTTTCTTCCATTATTTTTCAAACATACTTTTAAATATCCACCTCGTCCTATCCAAGGATTTAAGAATTTTCCTTTTGGCCCTAGGACACTTCCATCTTTAAAAATTTGGTAATTATCAAAATCTTTAATAAACATTTTATCCTTACCCTCCCTCCAGGTATTTTATTTTCCCTCAGTTATTTTGGAAGGCGCTGAGAGGCGAAAAACTGAGGGTTGGTTTTCCTTTCAGGCCATGGAACCCGCCCTCCCAGCACCAAGATTTAATTACCCGCCATATCCTTTTTATTACTGAATATCCCAACTGCATCAGCTACGCCTTGTATTGTCCGGCCTCCGACAATTAAACCAACAAAAGTCAGGACAGATTCTGGGATGTTAACCATATACCCCAGCCACACACTGTTAAATGCCCAGCCGGTCAACACGACCATCACCACATTAAGCGACAAAAATCTGGACATGGAAGTGCAATCCCTGCGGTCGATAAGCTTTCTTAAATATTTTTTGATACTGCAAATCCATCGTTTCATAGATAAATAACTCCCAGAAGTATTCCAGCCAAGATGCCCAATCCGCCACCACTTACGAACAGTTTAAGTTTATCAAAGAAAGACGGTTTGTTTTCCTCGATAATTTTCTCATATGCTTCTTTTTGTGAATCCATAATCTTAACCACATTGTTCTTCGCATCATCACAGAAAATCAACTGCTGTTTAAACTCTTCTGCCTTCCCTTCACATGTAACTATTTCTTCCTTGATAACTTTTATCTCCTCTTCCATCTTGGAGAACTTTTCTAATTTAGGGACAACTTCTGAAGCCATCTCCGCTTCGTCCATCCAGATAACTTTCCCTCTTAAATCCGCATAGCTAATTGAGGGGATGAAGACCAAGAACACGCAAACGATCACGAAGTTCATCAGAACTTTCCGGAGGTTTAATCTTTGCCATCTCATTTTCAATCTCCTTCTGTTGCTTTTTTAAGGACTTTATTTGCTTGTCGTATGACTCAACTTTCTTTTCGGACTCCTTTATTCTTCTGTCGTAGCCTTCTGTTATCTGGGTCACTTGGCCTTTGACAAGATCGTTTACGATTTCGACTGCGTAATCTTTCCCCATCCAAAACCACGCTATTATCATTATCACTATGACCACGGCGGAAATTATTATCGGTACTTTCCATTTTGACCACCACATATTTTGCCCTCCCTCTCAGGCTAATTGTAAATGAGCAAATTCCTTTACTCGTCCATCCTTCCCTATTACTTGGGACAATCCGAGGCTCTTGCCGATTTCCACAGCCTTATTCCAATGGTCTTTACAGTTCATTGCCCAGTCACATTTACCGTTCACGATAATACAGAAATCAAACGCATCACCGGTAAGATGTTTGGAATTCAATGTCCATGTTACTTTGGGACCAGGATTACCGCGTCCTTGAAGCCAGAGAGCGTTTTGCTCGGCTTGTGTTCTCTTGGTACAGGTGAGGATATAATCAATATCATTCTCCTGCATTTGTCTGTCCCACTCAACAAATTTGGAATATAACTTTTCTGATAAATGTTTTGGATCTCTGTCTGCCATAATCTTTTTCCTCCCTCAAATAATTTTTAACCGTTTTGTTTTTCTTCTATGTTTTCCAGAATTTCAAATAGTTTCGCTTTGACTAACGGAGAATATCTTGCCGCGAAGTAAAGCGCCACCGGACCTACTAATAAACAAAATACGCCGAACAATAATGTAAACATAAATCCTCCCTAAAATTTATCTGTTGCACGTTCCATCTTGCCTGTCCTGTCCTCTAGGATACTCTGAGACTTTTGAAGAATACCCAATGCTGTTTCTAACTTGCCCGTTCTGCCATTGGCAATACGCTGCAATTCAAAAACACTACCGATATCTTTTTTTAAATCAAAATAAGTCCGTTCATAAAAGCTACGGTTTTTCTCAATGTGATCCTTTATTTCACTGCATGACTTTTCATGCCTCTCTGCCAATTCCCTGGCTGTTTTCTTGGCATCTTCTTTGATGGTTTCTTCTGTCACCTCTCTGGCATTCATCCATTTTTTAAATAAGTAAATAGCTACGCTGACTGCTGTGATTGTTACTCCACTGTTGATGATAATTTGTAACATGCTGAATTCTGCTGTTTGTGAAGCCATGGATTATCGGTCTCCTTTATATTCCTTTTTGCCAACCTGAGGGGGTTAAGATTGAAACATTTATTGCATTTGTTATTCCACCGCCACCTGTTCCTTCATCCGTTACATATCCAAGCATTTCATCCAGATAAATCGTATTTTCGGCATCAGCATTGGTGATTGTAATAATAATAGAATCAATGGCGTCTTTATTGGCATTGGCAACAGCACTTATATCAATGGTCTTTTCTTCCCAAGTGTCGGCGGAAGAAATTGCAATATTGCTTTCCGTTGTCGTCCCACCTGAATCATGGAAGCCGATTTTTAAATTTGTACCTGTTCTGCTTGCTCTTATCCAGAATTTAATACTGGTCTGGTCGGTAAGATTTATTGTTGGAGATATTGTTCTGGTAAGTGGATGATTCAATGCTACTGTTTGCGGTGCAACAACTTTCATGGAATAATCGCCTTCTTCTTTGATGGTGGATTCGGACGTTCTGGTAACGGCATTTTCGAGATACAATTGTGCTTCATAAAAACTCGTTGCCGTTCCCGAATAAACATCTATTGTATAAAAACGGTAATACCGATAAGCGGTACTATTATCAAAACTAAAATATTGCCATGTTTCAGAGTTGGCAGTTATTCCGGTGTATAAAGTTGTCCAATCGGTTCCGTCGTTACTTCCCTTAATATAAAAATTCTTGTACGCATTTAATGACGGATATATCCCCGCTTTATTCGCTATCTTGGCGACACCCTCTCCAAAATCATACTGCCACCACTCACCCGCAATGTTATAGCTTTGACTTGCCCACCTTGTAGATAAATTGTTATCACCACCATAAGCGGGAATATAAGAACTGTTGAATTGACTGCTTGCCGATATAGTTCCACCTGTTAGAATGTTGGACAAGTTAATTCTCCATGCCGATTGAGCGGCACCGTCCGTTGCATATTCAAATTTGTCAATCGTGACCGGCATTAGATTTTACCTTTTAATTCCTGTCTGGTTGCAGTTGTTAAATCTGCCATCTCCAAATTAACCTTTTCTTCATTATTAAATGACCTGTAAGTCGTGCCGTCTGGATTTGTGCCTGTTAAAACGTCTTCAACAACAAGAATTATTTTTGTTATTTTCCGCTTCCTTGTTGCGTTACCGATTATTATTTCTTCTGCCATGATGTACTCCTAATCACTTATTTTACTCACCGCTACTATAATGGATGGAGAAGCCGGACGAGCCGGAGTCCCAGCGGTTCCAGTAGCAACCATTTGTACCCCAGCAGCATTCCCCCAATACATTAAAGTAAATTTCTGTCCGGCAGTGAATGTATAAATATATGTTACGGTCACTATTCTTTCATTCCCAGTTCCGACAAACTTGGAAACAGTGTTAGAACGAGGGACATCTGCTCCATCTACACGCAACCAAATATTAAGAGTGTCATTTGGTGTGTCTGTTTTTGCAACTGCTGAGAAAGTTATTAGATAGGTTCCGGCTATATCAATTTGAACATCTGCGCTGGCCGTCCCTGCTGTGCTGTGAGTTAGACCGTTTTTAACATCATCGTACTCAAGGATTACCGGGTAGGCTATGGTAGCGGCAGTGGCAAATTGGGAAGTTAAGGAACTGAAATTACCATATGGGAGAACACCTAATGGCGCTGTTCCTGATGTACCAGCATAACCAGCACTTGTGGCTTTGGCGGCAGTTCCTGCATAATCCGAGCTAGATGCCGTCCCAGTTTGGATATAAATAGAACCTAAGGGAATACCGGTTGTCCCCATGGCAGCCGATGTTCCCCAATAGGTGTTAACAAGATATCCCGTTGTCCCGCTGGTTTGGTTCCCAGTTACTCTTAAAGAATTAAATGTTCCATCTGAGCCAATTGCGGTTGCAAAATATGCAGTTCCTGATTGGCCAGCCGAAGCTGAATAATAAGACGTACCTGCATTACCGGCACTTGTCGCATATAAGGCAGTCCCCGATGTAGTCGCAAAAGATACAGTCCCGGATGTTCCAGAGGTCGCCCCTCCTGTAATGGCTATTAAAGCTGTCCCTGCATATCCGGCTGACTGAGCGAATCCGGCAGTTCCCGATTCTCCTGAACTTGTAGCATAAGCTACTGTGCCTGACGAACCACTGGTTGACCCACCGGATAACGCTATGAGGGCGGTGCCGGAATAACCTGCTGATGTGGCATAGGCAACTGAATCAGGAGAAGTACCTGAAGAACCTGAACTACCACTGGAACCACTTACTCCTGATGTACCAGATGAACCTGAGCTACCACTTGAACCTGAAGTTCCAGAGCTACCTCCTGATGTTCCACTTGTTCCTGAGCTACCACTTGAACCACTTATTCCAGAACTTCCCGATGTACCTGAACTACCTCCAGATGTTCCTGATGTTCCACTTGTTCCAGAGCTACCACTTGTTCCTGATGAACCTGAACTTCCTGATGTACCTGAACTACCACCTGAAGTTCCTGATGTTCCACTTGTTCCTGAGCTACCATTAGTTCCTGATGAACCAGATATCCCACTGGTTCCAGAACTTCCACTTGTACCACTAGTTCCAGAAGAACCTCCTGAAGTTCCTGATGTACCTGAACTTCCAGATGTTCCACTACTTCCACTAGTACCAGAACTACCACTTAGTCCTGAACTACCCGACGTACCGCTTGATCCTCCTGAAGTACCAGATGAACCTGATGTACCTGAGCTTCCTGATGTACCTTTTGTTCCAGAAGTACCTGAACTTCCAGATGTTCCAGAGCTACCTCCAGAAGTTCCTGACGTTCCAGAGCTTCCTGATGAACCTGACGTTCCAGAGCTTCCTCCTGAAGTACCACTTGAACCAGAAGAGCCACTTGAACCTGATGTTCCTGATGTGCCGATAGGAGAAGTACCTGAAGAACCTGAACTACCACTGGAACCGGAAACTCCTGATGTACCTGACGAACCCGAAACTCCGCATGAACCGGAAGTCCCACTTGTGCCTGATGTCCCTGAACTACCCGATGACCCAGCACTACCTGAAGTACCGGTCATTCCTGAAGTCCCTGATGTTCCACTTGATCCTGAAGATCCAGCTAATCCATCATGTTCTAAAGTAACATTGATATCATTAATATTTTCCAACGTAACATTAATTTCTGTAGCATCACTAATTGTTACGGTTATATCAGTATCGCTCATACTCCCGTCCCCGCAGTTCCTGGAGTTTTTGTCACTCCATATTCAAGATCAAACTTTCCCTTCATCACAGTTATAAATTCATCATTTAGGCTTGTCGTCACAGAAATATCATAATCATAAACCCCGATATCCAGATTAGCTGTATCTGATGGAACAAGAGATATTTGTGCGCTGCCCGATGTTCCAGATGTCGTATCGGAAAATGAAGTAACTACTTTCTGGAGAGACGCATCAGAATCCGGTAAATCATAATTGGTTTTAAGAGTAAACTTTATTACCCAATTTTTAATATTATAGGGAATACCAGCGGAATTTTTAAAAGTTATTCCATAGGTGTGTGAATTACCCCGGGTAAGTGAAAGTCGTCTATATGCCATTTTGGTTTGTCCTCTTTAGTTTAATTTTACCAACAATATAACCCTACCTATCTACTGGACAATCAAATCCACATCGAATTTGCTGTTATTTCCTCCGGCAGTGGTTCCGGTCTGGGTTGCGATTATTTTAATAAAAGGCATTACTTCCGGCTCAAAGGTAAGGATATCTCTTCCGGCAGTGCCGAAAGTGCCGATGGCTACTGCTTTTGATGGAGTGACAAAAGTTCCATCTTCCAACGCGCATCCGGAATAGGTAAACAATGTGGTTCCGCAAGTAGACGCCGTGCCACTCATTATATTAGTAGCTAAGGCAAAATAACCGTTATTGGCTATATGCCTGAGATCTATTTTATCTGACACGCAAGATGTTCCGGAATTTAAATTTTGATTTTTAAAAACTGATATGGTTGTTATCTTAGCCATAATATCCTCCAGCGTTGTTTAGGTGCCGCTCACCTTTTTTGTATCCGGATATACAGAGGAAAATATCCGAAGATGTTAATAATGGGAGAAGGTATCGGTTACTCCTCCCCGATAAATTTCAATGACTGCTCCGTTAATCGTTTAACTAACTAAAACAGACGAATTTCAAGGGTAAACTATGTAGACGTTCCCGATGTCCCCGATGTTCCGGATGTTCCAGACGTTCCGGATGTTCCAGAGCCAGCCGAAGTTGCATACATGGCAGTCCCGGCATACGAAGCAGTTGTTGCCACCATTCCAATACTGGAAAGAACTTGTGTCGACCCGTTCTTAAGAT